CGCATCTAACGCGCTAACTGTGTTGTCCGCGTTGAACCGGGGGAACGTGACGGCGCTTGGATTCGTAATCGTGAAAAGGTTGCTGCCCAGCGTCGTGCCACCAATAGAGCCCCGATAAGTCGAAGCAGATTCGGTAGATACGGTATTGTCAGCGTTGACTTTGATAAAGGTAATTGCACTGGGGTTAGTAGCCGTGAACAGATTACTGCCCAGAGTTGTTGCGCCCAGATTAGTACGAGCAGTGGCCGCTGACGTACCACCAGTGCCGCCGTTTGCAAGTGGCAACGAACCAGTAACGTCAGTAGTTAGGTCGATTGGAATTGCTGAAACGAGAACAAAATCAGAACCATTCCAAGCGACAAGGGCTTTCTCGCCGTTTGCAATTGTCACGCCTGTGGTCGGACCAGACCCAACAATCTTGACAGCAAAACCACCCGTGGTCTGGTTAATGATGATGTAGGCTTTGGATTGCGCAGGTGCCGTGATGGTCCGCAGTGCGGTACGTGCGCCCGAACACAGGAGAACAGACGAACGTGCCTGATTAGCTGCGCCATTGGTAGTGGACAACGTGACGTCAGCATCAGTGGAAAGCGTCGTTGTACCCGCAACTGCTGTGTCCAACAGACTGGTAATGGAGTCGTTAACCGTTGTACCCCATGTACCCGAAAGGTCGCCCGTGGTCGGCAGCGCCAGACCCAAAAGGGGTGAAAAATTTGTGACCGCCATTTAATGCTCCTATTCCGTGTTTATCAAAGTCCAATCGGCGTTCTGAGCGTCGTCAATCAGGCTCCAATAGAACACCCCGAAGTTTCCAACATTGCCCATCGCTTGACAACCGGTGACAGCCACAAGCCGTTCGCCTACGCTGACACTGCCAACTGCTCCAGAAGCGGAGACCCCCGTCAAGGCAGCAATCTTGTTAAATACAACGTCGCCGGGGGTGCCGGAAGCCACGACTCCTGTCAGGGCTACCGTGACATTTTGACTCTCATCACCGGTTACACCTTGGGCAGCGACACCGGTCAGTGCAACTATGCGCTCTCCAACCGAAATGTCCCCAACCTGTCCAGCAGCAGAAACCCCAGTGATGGGCTCTTCAATCAAGCGGATGACATCCCCAACTTGACCGTTTGCTTCAACGCCGGTCAGGGCAACCGTCCTAGAACTGCCACTCGCTTCAACTTGCCCCGCCGCGCTAACGCCGGTCAGGGCAATCGTGATGCTGCTAGTTACGCTGCCAACTTCACCAGAAGAAGAAACACTAGAGAGGGCAAACTCGTGTGGACCGACTCCGAGGGTTCCTACAGAGCCATAGGCAATAACGCCATCTTCAGTTGGGTTATTGGTTTCATCTACATCCCCGACTTCACCCGAGGCGCTGACACCTGTGAGAGCGACAGTGCGCTCACCCATTGAGATGTCACCAACCGCGCCGTCTGCTTGAACCCCAGTCGGGAAGGCTGGTACGGCAAATACAACGTCACCAACTGCACCAGCGGCGGCAACACCACTCAGAGCTACGACGCGTTCGCTCCCTACGTCTCCAGCATAAGCGTCTGCGTGAAGGCCCGAAATTAGCGGTATAGGTAACGGGTCAACATCGTCTACAACACCCTCGGCTTCAACGTGGGTAAGTGCAATAAGCGGTGTAGCAACCGCAGTACCTGTTAGACCATCCGCAGATACGCCCGTAATTGCAACAGTGCGCTCACCCGCTGCTACGGAATCCACTGACCCAGCAGCAGTAACACCTGACAGCGCGACAGTAGTCGTGGGTGATGCCGTCCCGACAAAGCCGTTGGCAAGGACGCTGTCCTCGGGCGCTGTATTGGTCTCGGTGACGGTGCCTACATCTCCAGACGCGGCAACGCCCGTCAGTGCAAGGTTTCTTGCGCCGACAGTAACGGAGCCAACAGCCCCAGACGCAGCAACGCCCGTCAGCGCAACAGTGCGCGACGAGCCAACACTGCCAACAGCACCTTGGGCATCGTCACCTGTTAGAGTCTCACCAAGACCCCCCCAAGTGCCGCTGCCCCAGGTACCGTCACCCCATCCGGTAGGCACCTTCCGACTCCTTTAACAGAGTCGGTTTAGGTCGTCGCCAGACGGAGAAGAGCAGTCGAAGTGGTGTTGGAAGGCATCGTCAGAGTGAACGTACCTGCGGTCACGGTCTGTGAACCAAAGGTATGCACGCTGACAGACTTGTTGCTCTGGGTAGAGTTGTAAATCAACACCGCATCAAACGCCGTGCTCAAAGTCACGTTGGTGTACGTGATACTCGCTGAGGGCGTCCAGTAAGCAGTACCTGCCGTGGATGAGGTATTGCTCGACAGCGGGGCCGTTGCGTTGGTCACCGTCACACCGCCTGCGGTGTAGTTGGTACCCGTCACTTCACCTGTGCTGCTATACGCCGTGGTGCTTGCGTTCACCGTGGCCGAAGCCAGATACAGCGCGGCCTTAAACGTATCGGCAGTGCCGGTACCACGAGTGGGGGCGGTACCAAAGTTGTGGGTAGCGGTCAGCACTTCGCCAAGAAACGACGTGCACATCGACTGAGTATTTGCCATTTCAGGCTCCTTTCGTTAACCAAATGACGCGGCTTCGCCGCCAGCAAAAACGGGCATCTTTTTCAGCGTGACATGAACCGAACGATGCACAAGTTCGCCTTCATGCCAATACTCGACCCAAGTCGTGTATTCGTTGTCATTATCAAGAACCCCCTCTTTTTTCTCAAGAAGGGATTCCTCCATGTCACCTTTTGTCGTAAAAATCGTTCCCATCAAAATGTCCTTATGAAATACGCACAATCGCGTTGTTGGGGTCGGCTACCGGGAAGGTAACCGTGAGAGTTTGGTTGTTCACCGTTTTGTCCGAACCAAAATCCAAAGTCGCCACAGACTTGTTGCTCTTGCTGCTGTTGTAGATCAATGCGCCGCGAGCAATGAACGTTGCATTGTTCCAAATAGCAGGGTCAAACGAGACGTATGCGGTCGGTACCTGCTGATTGTTATTAGCAGCAGTGGGTGACTGGCTAATTACAAGCGTTACACCCCCAGCCACGTACCCAGTACCAACAACTTCATTGTCGGTTGTGTAGACCGTCGTGGTGGGGCCAAGAGCCGCGTTACCTGTATACAGAGCGATCTTGAACGTGTCCGGCGACGTAGGGCCGAAGTTGTGCACGGCCTGAAGAATCTCGACCTTGAAGCTCGTGGTGACGGTTTGGAAGATCGCCATATCAGGTCACCGGTTGACGGTACTGCCCTGAGCGATAGGCATCTTGACGCTCCATACCGTCGCCCAGACGCTTTGCCAAAGCCAGAGCTTCCTTGTACTTGGTCTCGTAATAAGCCATGACGTCAGCTTCACCCTTCATGTAGGTATACGCCTCGACCAATGTACCGTACAAAAGCACCGTATCAAAGTTGTCGCCAAGCCACGTTGTGCCCGCCGTAACGATTGACTCGGGGTAGTAGTAATAGTGCAGTTCAACGTTGTAGTTGGCGTCAGGCGTCGGGCCGAGAAGGAACGTCAACTCAGTCGTGATAGCGGCACCGTTCACCGTGGGGCCAAACAGTGCGTAATACTTTGGAACGCCCTTGTCGTCGTTGGGGCTTGGGTACGCCTGCCGAATGTAGTTCACGTCTTTGTTCAACAGGTATTCGTACGTGCCCGTATTGAGGTCGCTGGCCACAACACCAGTGATGACGGCTAGGGAATAAACAGCGAGGAAGTCATTTGGAGCAGACAAGTACTTGTTGTTTGCCGACATGACCCCCTTCATATTTTTGCGTAGTGACGGGAACTGCACCGTGTTATAGATGCGCTGTTCCGCCTGCCGGATGAACCGATTGATCTGCTCAGTCGTGGTGTCCTGTGACCCGTCAGACAGGTCAAAGGCCGGAAAAATGTTTTCCGAGTACGACTGAACAGCGTCGAACAGTTCTTGGTAGTTCATGTTTAGGCCATGGGACCGCGAGACATCACACCCTTGGTAGCCGCACCGGTGCCACGCATTTTGATACCAGTAGTCTTGGGTGCAGGATCGTAGCCATCACGGTTGATGTTGCCCACCGACATCTTCACGGAATTAGCAGCCGTGGGCTCCTTGCGGTAGCCGTTGGCCAGTTCGGCTTCACTCAAAGCCTTGCCTTGCATCGTGTGAGGCTGAGCGTAGACGTCGGCTTGCCCGACCTCCTTGCCCATCACCTTCTTACTGAACTTGGCCATGATCACGCCCCCTTCTTGTAGGTGAAGGACGACTTCTTCTGGTTGGCGACCTTGGCCAGACCACGACCTAACGCCTTCATCTGTGCATTGGTCTTACG